CGCAACCAGATCCTTGACGGCGGTTGGATCAGCCAGCAGCGTGGTTATCTGCCGGTTGTAGTAGTTGTCGATCTCATCTTGCCAGTCGTCCAACGGAATGTATGCCGCCGGCACATCGGCATATGTCGTGAGCAAATCATAGATAACGTCGGCAGGGCTTTCGCCGTTATAGTAGATGCAGAGCTGCGCCCGATCCTCTGCCCTATGCGCCTGCGCGGCCGTGTTGAACTGCGCCCGCGTGAGCGTAAGCACGTCGCCCGACCGGGTGAACGAACAAATCTCTTTGCCGCCGATGCTGACATAGCCGCTTGCCGGGTAGCTGGCATTGCCAACGCCGGTCGGCAGCAGCGTGGCGCTTGTCGCGACATTGGTAATGTCCGATGACAGATACCCAACGCTGAGCGCCGGGGCTTGCGACCGATCGCCGTCCGCCAGCTTGAGCGCGTCTTTTGCCGTGATCGTATATGCGCCCTGCCGATCCGGGCCGGTGAAGTCCTCAATAATGAAATGCCGCGTTTCCATGTCGGCAAGCGCTTGCCCGAGATAGCCACGGATCAGGCGGAACGCGCGCCCTTTGAGGTACTTTTGCCGGACGGCAAATTTGCCAAAGAACGTGCCCCGAATGAATGCATCGTCATAGGCGCGCAGCGATAAGTACTTGTCGAACCCGGCTCCGGTGTCGGGGTGTGGCCTATCTTGGAACGTTGCGCTAACGCTGGCCCGCGTGCCGAGGTCTTTACCCAGCGAGATAGTTGGTGGCGTGTAGTTGACGGACGCAACATACGGCAGCGCCTCAATCCCGCTTTCGGGCAACGCCAGCGTATCAATGGCAAATCGTAGCGTGACGGGTGCATTGGCAAACGCGGCCCGCGCCTGGCATGTGTTGATCGTATTATAGCACCGATCGGCGCCGGTCACGCCGAGCGATGCAGTGCAAGGCGCGGTGCCGTAGGTCAGGCTGCAATAGTCAACGTCGATCTCGATGAACGTGAGCGCCTTCACAGGGCGAACCCTCCAAGCTCAATGCTGATCGACATCATGCCATTCGCCCGCTGATTGACCGGCACCGCGTCATTGGTCAGCCAACAGAATCCGACCTCATCGGGATAGGTTGTCGGTCGCCACGAATAAAAGAACGGCAGCGACTTTGCCGAGATCACGAACGGCTCCATCGTTTCGCGATACCAATTCGGCGTCAGATTTTCCAACTGAACGGAGGTCGCCAGCCGCTCTTGCAGGATCACGCGACCCAGGTAGTTGCCGTTCTCGCTTCGCCCGCTTTGCACCGTAGTTTGCCGCCCGTAGGTGATCGGCGTGTGCCCCACATAGATCCGGCGCTGGAGCTCCAGCAATTCGCCAACGTAGAGGATGGCAATCTCCGGCTCATCGCTGGCGTTCTGGATCTTGAGCCGGAAGCCTGACGCTGCTGTTGACGCGAACCGCATGATGGCCGGGGCGTTGGAGCCTAGCACCTGCTCGGCGAATACCTCATTCCAGTCCGATCCGTCGAACTCCTCAACCGATACCGTAGCGCCAGACAGGTTATGCCGAGCTAGGCCCATATAGTCAGCCGTGCCGGTGGCATTAACCGTGACGTATTGCGTCGTGGTGACGGCGCTCCGCCACAAGCTGACCGTGCTTGGATTGGCCAGATTGGTTGCCGGGTAGTCAGCATCCTCGCTGGTCGCCAGCACATTGGTAATGGTCAGCAGGTTATCGTAGCCGATTATGCCCGCATCGTTATCGGTTGTCGGTGCGAGTGCAAGCGCCAGTGCCTGCGAAATGTAGACGCTCATGCCAGCACCACCTGATAGCCGTCCCGCTGCATTTGTAGCATTTGTTCCATAAAGTCGCGCATGGAATCGCCGCTAAAGATTTGACCAGCGGTAATGCCCTGAACCGTTAGGGTGCGGTTCATGGCTGGTTCGGCAGCCGATGCGCTGCTGCCACCTTTGACGCCCGCGCTGTTAGCGCCGGATGCCGATGCGGAATTGATAGAAGCCAATTGGGCCATGCCCTGAGCAGCCACGGATGCTGCCTCAGCAACGTTGAGCGGGAACGGCTTCTCAAATGCTTTCATGATGCCAACGGCGGTTGACATCGCCACGCTTGCGGACGAGATGCCCTTCTGCAAAGCGATTTGCTTATCGCCTGTTGACTTCATGATGCTAACGATTGAATTGCCTATGCTCGCCGCTGCATCTAGGTTTTGGTACAGCGCGGCGTTTCGGATGGCGGCTAGTTGGTCCTGATGCTCTTTCTCAAGGGCTTCAACGTCCCTGCGGTAATCAGCCTCAAGGGGATACATCCCATTCATTAGCGCATCTTTGAGCGCCGCTTGGTCGGCAGCATATTTTGCGTCCCGCATTTCGGCTTCGGTCAAGAAGCCTTCCTGAATGACGGCAAGGCGCGCTGCGATGCGCTCGCGCTCGGCGTCAAGTTCTGAAGTGCCGTCGCCGCCACCTCCACCGCCCAACTTGGACGGCGGATTAAGGCTTTTGAACATTTGATCCGTTGAACCAAATGTTTTATTTCCGCCAAGTGCGGCGAAGGTGGCATCAAGCATACTGCCAGCCTGATTCATTCTGTCGTCATAACCGCCAGGCACGACGCTATCGCTTGGCGCCCCCGCCGGGGTTGTTGACCCCAGAAATACACCACCTGCAAGCAGCGCAAGGCCGCCCGGAATAGCCGCGATAGTTGCAATTGAAGTTGCTACCAGCCCCAAGCTTGCCGCCAGCGCCGACACACCCGGCGCGGCCAATGCCGCAGCGGTTCCTATGCCTAGCAACCCAGCAGAAATTGCTACAACGCTAGGGTCCATTCTAACAATCAAGTTGCTAAACTCGGTCAAGGCCGGGAGTACAGCCTCCATAACCTTGTTTGCAACGCCAGTTAGTTGTGCGTTAACTTTGTCTAAATTGTCGTTAAAAGCGGCGGCCGCCCTCGCCGTCTTTGTGCTGATTGTGTAATTGAATTCGTCGGACTGCCTGCCAAACTCTGCTATCCCAGCGGCCCCGGCGTTTAGCATCGGGATTAGGTCAAGCCCGCTTCGGCCAAAAACATCAACCGCCAGCGCCGACTTTAGAGCGCCGTCCTCCATGCTGGCAAAGCGGTCGGCAATGTCCGAGAATACCTCAACCGAGGATCGCATAGATCCATCGGTATTCGTAATGTTAACGCCGAGTTGGGCAAACGCATCAGAACCCGCAACCATATTATTGGCAAGCGTCCTGAATCCGGTTTGCAGGCTTTCGATAGATGTATCGCTTAGCTTTGCGGCGTATTGCAGCCGGGAGAGAGCCTCGACCGACACGCCAATGCGCTGGGACATATTGTCGAGCGCGTCTGCGTTATCAATTGCGCTTTTGGTTAGCGCGATCAACCCAACAGCCGCGCCGCTCGCCGCAACGCCAATTGCCGCTTTTGCTCTGGAACCGAACTTGGTTAGCTTGTCAGTCGCAGACGCCAAGCCCCGCTCAAGCCCTGAAGTGTCGGCACCGATCTTGACCTTGATCTCAGGTAGCGCCATTTTTCGTCCACTCCAAAAGCTCGTCAACGTCGGCTTGCGTTAGTTTACCAGCATACTGCTCGCCTTGGTTAGCCCCCTTGGATTCCCATTCCGCCCACCATTCCGAAAGCGTCATGTCCCAGAACTCGCCTGGCTGGATGCCCCACTGCCGCGCCCAAAGATAAAGGCCGTTCCAATCCATCGCATCGGGATCGGCTGGCCCATCCTCGCTTAGCTGGCGGCGTGGGGCGCGGGCTTTTTTGGGTCACGTTCTCCCGGCGAGAATGCAAGCAACGATGCCGTCACAAGGTGCTGAACGGCTTCGGGATCGCCGTTCCAAAGCTCCTCGAACACTTCGTCCTCAGTTACCTTGGCCCCGCCCGACTGAAGCAGCTTCTCAAGGATTTTCGCCACGAACGAAATCTGCGGCTCGCCTGAGCTTACGCGCGCAGCCACGGACGTAAACGAAATGCCCGTACTTTCAATCTGGCGCATCAGCCGGAGCGTCGGGGTCACGGTGTAATCCGTTCCCCGCCAGGTGATCGTAATATCCCGAAAGACCGCCATTAAGCGGCCGTCCATGTGATAGTGCCAGACGACTGGATGTTGGCGGTGAACGTGACCGCATCCGCCTGCTCGCCGCTGAGCGCCACGCTGTTGAGGTAGAAATTCCCGGCGAACGTGCCGAGGCCCTCGATCTCGATCGAGTAGGCGGCCAGCAAAGCCGAAGCCGTGCCAACGGCAAGCGCCAGGAACGTGGCGTCGGTAATCACGCCCTCAACGTCCGCGTCAATCGACCGAACGCCGACATCGGCGAGCATGGTGCGCCAGCCGCTTGCGGCCTTGTCGGTGATATCGATCGGCTCATTGTTGATGGTGAGGTTATCGGCGCGCGCACCAGCAATTGACGTGCCGCCCTTTTTGATACGCATCTTGCGGCCAGCAGTTGCAGCCATGGTTTCAGTCTCCTTGGATTAGGCCACAGGGCCGACAACGTTGGAATAAGCGATGGTCGAGCCGACCGAATTGGTGGCCGTCACGCGGCAGCGAACGTATTTTGCCAACTGCCCGGATACGAGAACGTAGGTGAGATTGGTTGCGCCGGAAATGTTGGTCCAGCTTGGGTCATTGGGATCGGCCACATTGCCCGCCTGCCACTGGCGCGCGAACGTAATGGTTGCATCGCCTGCCCATGTGCCATTGGTAGTGGTCAACGTTTCGCCGACCGTAGGCGTGCCAGTGACAGCGGGCGCTACGGTATTGTACGGGCCAATCGTGACCGTCATGCTCTCGCCGCTTTCCAGCGTAGCGGTGAAGGTCACGGCGTCTGCCATCTCGGCGCCTAGCTGGAGGCTGCTCAGCATAAAATCGCCGGTTAGCGTGCCGATGCCCGTAACGGTGATCACGCATTCCTCAAGCAGGAGCGAGGCGGTGCCGGTTGCAGCCGCGATGAGCACTGCGTCCTTTAGTACGCCCTCAACGTCAGCCGAGACGGAGCGCGTGCCAACGTCGGCAAGCAGCGTGCGCCATCCCGCGTCGTCCTTGTCGGTGACGTCGATCGGCTCCGCGTTAATGGTGAAATTGTCCGTTCGCGCGCCTGCGATGGTTGTGCCATCGCGGCTAATGCGGAGCGAGCGCCCAGAAATTGCCATGTGATCGGCCTCCGTTTAACCAATCCATAGCACCGATTGGCGCTTGACGCCATACGCTGAGGCGTGGTTAGGTTTGGGCCTAACCGGCGTTGTGTCTCATACGGTTGGCTCCTCCTTT